GCAGCGTTAGCCTGTGCTTTTAATACGTCAGACTCTTGTAATACAAGAGGTTGTGATAACAATTCAGTAGTGGTGTTAGTGTTTACACTTTTAGCTTTGAACAATTCGAAGGTAGCAGAGGATCTAACTACTTCTAAATCCACTAAAGTCGTGCTACCTGAGTCGTTACAAATTAGAATTGATTTTACAACATCAGTCGTGGGAGGCACAGGTGGTGTTGCACCAGGATTCGCAGTGGGCACCGTTAATATGGTTGTCAAATCTGTAGATGTTATGTCAACCATCGCACTTTTAAATGTATTAGCCAATGAAAAAAGCCTCCGACTCTTGCTCTTGTTTTAAATCTTGTTGGTAGTTAGTATTTAACAATAGTATTAATTGATCTAATAATCTTATCATTTGGTCAAACTGAGCAGGATCATACTCTGGCGTTGCGTTTGGTAGTCTAGTTATTGTTATTTTAGCCATTATTGTACCATATTGTTAAAGTTTGTCTTGAACCTTTTATAACATTTAATACCCCGTGTTTATACATTTTTCCATCTATAAAATAAGTTCTACCTGTGATCGGTGTGATTTTTACTCCCTCTATGACAGGCTCACCCCCTATAAAATCATCATTTAAGAATGTTACAGATGTTCCAGTTGTGCTGTCTCTTTGCGTGTCAAAATGAAAATTTTTAGAAACTCCAGTTGGATACGTAATTATTTCAGCTAATTCTATATTTTTATATTTGGGATCGTGAGAAACATAACTTTGAATTTTTAAAGGTATTTGATGATCTGCAGCAATATTTACACAACGTATTTCACTATTTTTATCCCCCCAAAGATAAAATGGATGAGTTTTAAAAACTTGTAAATTTTTTAAATCTTCTTCTGTTATGCTTTTGTCTTTTATATATATCAACGTCTTCCGTCAGGTCTAATCTCTAATTTTTGTGAGCCTAATCTCCAAGGTGTATCATCAACAGTATTAGTTGTGTATCGTATTTTAACCGCTCTACCTCGTCCTCTTACACTTATTTTTTCTGTAGTGCCAGTGATAGTCCCACTAGTTGTTACATTAGCTGCAGATTGAGGATATTGTTCTAAAGTTAATCTAGCAGTCATAGTGTTTGCAAGATTATCAAAATCAGGCACGAGTTTGCTTACAGACATAAGTTGATCACCATCTGCTATTTCTACAGATCCAGTTTCTAAAAATGCAGTTATAGCTGTGCCATCTGCTTGATTGTTTCCTGATTCATGCTCGTAAATTGAAGACGCTCCTGCGGTTAGGCCTAATATAGTTGTTGCGTTAGCAGTTGCTGTAGAATCATATTCTGTCGCTATTGGTTTTTCATATACATAAGCGCCAAGCCATGTTGTTCTAGCTAAATTTATTGTATACCAAGTCCCTTCAAGGTAATTGTAGGCTACAGCTCTATCTATTTGTGTAGCATTTGATGACGGGTAATACCAAATAATTTCATTGTAGGCTGTATTTAAACCAACAGCAATGTCGTTTTTATTTGTATAACTTAAATCATCAAAAACATAATCTTGAACAGAGCAAGGCATTTTTTTAACAACACCATCGTATAGATAGAAAGCGTTGTCTGACATCCAATAAGCTACACCGTTAACTTCTATTGCAGCGTGTTGAGCTATTAAACCAGCATTCGCTCCTAATTGACGCAAACCGAAAGTAAAAGGAGTTCCAACAAATTGTAGTCCGTGTAATGATGTGTCGGTCCAGATAAGAATTTGACCTGATGATTTTACAGCGCCGACTATTCTAGACCCATCAGAAATACGTAAGGAACCTGCTTCATTGGTAGCAACAGGCGTATAATCTGTAGCGTCTTCTCTATCTGAAAATCTTAATAACAGATCATCTTGAGTAGCTGTATTGCCAATAGTTGTTTCGGTTCCAAAAATTAATAAATGTCTGGTGTCAGTGGATACTAAACTAAATCTTGAAGCAGTAGGAGCATTTGACAAAGCAGTTGCTCTGGCAGCTAAACCACCAGAAGTATCCCAAATAAATGTTCCACCATCTAAAACAGTCGCAATCAAATCTTCACCAAAATTATCTAATGACCAATTTCTTGCAGCAACAACGACATTAGAAGAAGATCTAGGTGTATCCCATGTGCTTGCACTCCATGTTTCAGTTCCCCATCCATAACCATAAGTTGACGAAGTAGGGCCAGGATTTATTTGATAACTTGCATCTGTAGAGCCTCCGCCTGCTGCTGTAGTCCCAGATGCGTTTGTTCCAGCATTAATTGTATATGTATTAGAGGATGGCACTGATATAATTTCAAACTCATTATTAAAATCAATACCATCGACAACATTTGTTGAGGAGCCGTTATCAAAGGTGACAAAAGCACCGACCTCAGCTAAATGTGCATTATCAGTAACTGTGACTGTAGCGGAACCACTTGATGTAGCAAAAGGGTTTGTAAGACTGGCAGTCCTTCTTATAGGTGTAATATCATAAACTTTTCCCTCAGAAAAAATATATAGCTTTCTATCTGTCCCAAGACCTAAATATCTTGTGCCGTCTAACCCTATCCAAGAATGTGTATCTCTTACGGCACCAACAACTGTTACATTAGGGTTTGGTAAGTTAGTCCAGCCGCCCCATCTTTCTGGTTTGCCATAATGAAATCTAACAAAATCAGAATCGACATATTTTCTTTGATCTCCAGCAGAATATGCCGTGTCTTGTTTGTCAATACCTGGTCTGAATTTCAAATCTACTAATTGCATGATAGATTATTTTAAACAAATTTGACGAAAATTAAAGAATAAACCTTATTTTAGGATTATATTTAGACTTATTCTCCAATAGTCTAAATTATTATTGTTTACAAACCCGCCATTATGTAAAATATTAGACTTAAAAACAATAAATCTACTAGGAATGTACTCTATTTCCTCACCCTCTATATTAATTTGTCCCCCATATTCTGCTTTCCAGACGGGTGTTAAAAATCCTAAAATTGTCCAAGATGCACTGTCTTCCAAATCAGAGTGAAAAAGAGTTTCACTTTTGTCATTTTTTGCACCTAAATGAATTCTGTAGATATTATTTGGCAAACTAAAATTGTATTGATTTTTAAATACATTTTTTATGGTGCTTGTTAAAGAATGAAAATAACCCGATAAATAAGGATTGTAGCTTTGACCCTCTTGTTCTACAACCATACCTGGAAAATTGTTAATGGAGGATTCTAAATTATCTGTAACAAGAGAGGATCTATTCAAAGTCCACATAGCTGTATTTATTAAATTGTTATAAATTTTAAAATTTTCTTCTTTGTCAATGACGCTATCAATAATATAATATTTTTTCATTCAACCCCTTTAAATTGTGTGCCCACATTACCTTTAAATGCGTAATTACCGTAATGAGTCATGCCACTTTTTATATCAGCATATATCTTACCTCCCATATTTTGCCATAGACGACAGAAAGCATAATCCTCTGATAGATATCTTTTTGTCTGCGGCTCTATCATAGTATCAAAAAAAGTGTAATTCCAATCAGATGTTTGGTGATATTCAAACTCCTTGTCGTGCGATTGATTTATATGTTGATCGGGCACAAATTTTAATTGAGGATAAACCTCAGCCATTCTTACAAACACATCTCTTTTAATCAACATAAAACCTGTTGGACCATCCATGACTTCTATAAAACCTTTTTCAAGAAGTATATGATTTGGATCTTTTACATTTAAATTGTATTGCAGTGAAGACGCTAAAAGTTCATTCTCAGACATATTAGGATTATCTTTAAGTTTTTTCTTAACTTTTATCCAATCAATGGTTTTTCTAGGATAGATACCCGTCACCACATCTTTGTTATAATCAAGCATTCTGAAAACTGCCTCTGGATTAAAAGCTATATCAGAGTCTATAAACAATAAGTGTGTATAATCGCCGTCCATAAAAAGTTGCACTAAAGTATTTCTAGCTCTAGTTATTAGTGACTCATTACCAATCGTTCCAAACTGTAATTCTATTTTTTTACTTGCTGCTAGGGCAACAAGTTGCATGCAGCTTTTAAAGTAATCCGCTGTAATCATTCCGCCGTAACATGGCGTGCCAATAAATATTTTAATCATTAACTATAATATCCTTTGAAATATGATTTACCAAATTTGTTTTAAAAAAATCAAATTTTTTACATTTTTTTGTATGTTTTATAATACTTATTAAAGTATAAAAAGCTGCCTCGCTTAATAAATTAGAGTAATTAGGAGAGTTACACACAAACACGTAATCAAATTTTTTTAATTTTACTTCATCAATATCATAAGTTATCGTAACTAAATCATCATGATCTTTTCTATTTGA